ACCTGAATGGGCGCAAATGCCTCAAAGGTGAGGTTGAATCTATAGACTCCGGTCTCGCTGACATGGTTCTCGCAGGAGACACAGAAGCAGGTCGTGATCCGCGCATCAAAGTGACCAAGACCCGCAAGCGTAGAACCAAGGCTGAGATGGAGGTCACTAATGGCGACGATAGCTGAGAAACTACACTACGACCATGAGAATGATCGCGTAGTCCACCAGAAAGTTCACGACTATACCCAAAACCTCCAGCGCGCAGAGAAGATGCGACAGCACGGCGGCAAGTTCGGTGACTCACAAATGGTCGGAACTATTGATCTTGACCTGCTGGCATCCGTGATGAAGGAACGTGGAGTCAAGTGGGAAGACAAAGAGGCTCGCAACGATATTGTAATGATGATGCTGAAGTCCAGAGACTTCAGTAAATTGCGGGTCTACGAAGGTAATATTTAGAGGATTTAGAAATGGCATCAACATACACAACGAATTATAACCTTGAGAAACCAGAGGTCGGGGCCGCAGAAGACGTATGGGGAACTGCGCTAAATACAGATTTTGACGACATCGATACCCAGATGAAGGTCAATGCAGATGCTGTTGCTCTCAAAGCCCCCATAGCCTCGCCAACCTTTACAGGTAACGCTACTTTCGTAGAGTCCACAGAAACAACCTACACCCTAACAGGATTAGCAGTAGACCCTGCCAATGGGGCCAAGCAGACCAAGACACTCTCCGCTACAGCGACACTCACTGACTCCCTCACAGACGGCCAGACAGTACGCCTACGGATCGTGAACGGTGCTACGTATGCCGTGACAATGCCTACTGCAACGTGGATCACAAGCGCAGGTAATGTAGCCCCAGCAGCCACTGAGGATGACACTTTCGTTTTCTCGAAAGTAGGGTCCACACTATTTATTGCCTACGTAGGCTCTTCTGTATGAGTAATTTAGATTTACTCGCCGCCGCTGGCAACTCCATAGCCACTGCGAGTGGGCCAGAGGGCGTATCGTTCGATGAGGATAATATGGTTAGGTCGTCAGATTTCACAGGAAATAGCGACAGTACAACGACTACTGTTTCGTTCTTTTTCTATGTTCCATTCGGAGATAATCAATTCACAGTATACAGAACAGGCACTACGTATATTGTCATTGATCCCGGCTCTAACAGCGCTGGCTGCACAGTGAGTCTATATTTTGATTCTGGGTCGTCGGGATCACCTTCAGAGTTGTGGTCAATAAGAAGCACAGTCCGTGGAGACTTGCCACTCTACACTGTCAACCATGTCCTGCTGTCATTTAATCGGGCAACAGACGTATTTGAGTTTTATTTAAATGACCGAGAAGTAACAAGCAGCTACGCGCATGAGTACGCCACCACCTCCGCAACAAACTTCACTAACAGTACTCACTATGTAGCCACCACTAACGGTTCTAATTTTCACGGGAAAGGCCGCCTCTCAAACCTCTTCCTCGACTACACCTACCGCGATCTAAGCATAGAAGCCAACCGCCGCTTGTTCATTGATGCTGATGGTTTCCCAGTAGATGCAAGCGGGCTATCTCCTATCCTCTACCTACCAATGACCGATGCAGATACTGCCGGTGATAACAGTGGTACGGGTGGCGACTTCACAATCAACGGTGTGCTTGATACAGCTCAACGTGGGGCGAATCAGTGGAATTGTGTGGCTAGTGAGTTTGATGGTAGTGCTGATTATGTTGGTCGCACTGATACAGTGAATTCAAGTACAACAGATTTCTTCACTCTGTCTTTGATAATCAATAAAGACGTAGCGGGGAGTTATACATACCTGATTGACTTCAGAGATAAAAGTACAAACAACCAACGCTTTATGTTGCAAACGGCATCAGGAGCGTTACAGTTAGACGCAAAAGACGGTTCTAATAACAATGTACTACGGGTGAATTTCAGTGCGGCAGAGATACCAGTAGGGAAAGAGTGTTGTGTAACTATCTCAGCCAAAGCAAGCACACAGACTGTCCATACGTATATTAACGGTATAAGCGGCGGTACACCTACATGGTTCAGCACGAATGAGTTCTTAACAACGGATTTCGGCAAGAAGTTTGTTGGGTGTGCTAACGGATCAGGCAATTACTTCGATGGTGTTCTCGGTGAACTCTACTTCCACCCTGCCTACACCGACCTCTCAGCAGACAACCCCTTCTGGGACGCTGATAACAACATCCCCAAACCAGTAGCACAGGTAATCGAAGAGACAGGTACAACGCCTCTGATTGCTCTACCTATCCGTGGTGATGATGCAGGGAATAACTTAGGTACTGGTGGTGACTTTACTGTTTATAGTGGGCCGTTTACCGGTGCGCGTGGTGGTTCAGAATATTGGCAGAGATCAGTATACTGCAGCAGCGCCTCAGATTATCTAAGTCTTTCTGCCCCCTTTACAGATAGTAAGATTATGACCGCAGTTGTAGCCGTCCAACGCGGAACTTCCGGCACGATGGGGGTGTTGGACGTATTCACGTCTGGCGATAGCAACTCAGGGTTCTTTATTACTTATGATGCAACCACGGGGTATTATTATTTTAAAGCCCGCAACGCTTCGGATACTGCGGTGCTTGATGCTCAATCACATACAGTAACTGCCGATGGTTGGCACGTACTCCTGTTTTCAATTGATCTCAGTGATTCAGGCAAGAGGCATTGTTTTGTTGACGGTACTGATAGTGCTACATGGTCTACTTACACTAACTCCGCTATGAACATAGATAGAGACCTTGCTATCGGCCTCGCAGATACAAATGCCGTAGCTGCTGCTGGGAATATTGGTTTTGTATATCTCGACGACTCATACATCGACTTCTCCCAAGAATCCAACCGTAATCTCTTCATCGATCAATTAGGTTTCCCCAAGAACCTACAGAAACAGATTGATGACGGTGTGATTGCAGAGCCATTGATCTACATGCCGTTTGATGACACTGATGCTCTTGGAACCAATAACGGTACAGGTGGCAACTTCACAGTAAACGGAACCGTTACCGCTGGTGCTGACGTAAATCCATAACAAGGAAATAAAAATGCTATTAGTAAAAACTAACAATGGTCAGGTCGAGAAATATCCATACACAATCGGCTTGCTCAGAAAAGAAAACCCTATGACACCAATCGCTAAAAATCCTAGCCTTGAGTTTCTAGCAGGGATGAACGTTTATCCAGTTAAAGAGGCTAACCCCATGGCCACAGCAACCCAAAAGGTCGAGAAGGTGTGGACTCCTACTCTAGTGGGTAGTGATTGGGTGTTGCCTCATAAGCTGGTAGACAAGACTGCGGAAGATCTGGCAGCAGACATGGACGTTCTCAAGCTCTCCATAGAAGAGGCCACAGAGAAGCGGTTAGAAGATGCCGCAAAAGGGCGTGGCTACAAGAGCCTTGACCGACTGCTGAACTACACCAACTCAACCAATGAGAAGTGGGCAACTGAAGCGATCTACATGCAGACGCTACAGACTCAGACATGGGAAGCGTTGCTCTCTATTCTCGCAGCAGTGAACGCAGGTACACGCGAAGCTCCAGCAAGCTACGAAGAGATTGAGCCAGAGCTACCAGTAATTGACTGGCCTGAATAATGGCTATCTTATACGCACCAGAAGGGTATAAAGACCTGAACCCTGATGAAAAGGAGCGTATCTGTAACGGCACATGAGCAGTTTCATTTAGACGATATGAGGTTCTACTCCAGCTCACCCCTCAATCGTGAGTTACGGGCTTTCATACATCAGTTCAAAGCAGAACCTAGAGGGACTATCCGCTTGCTCTTCATGTCACTAAGCCCAGCGAGGCTACAGCTTCTAGCTAAGAGGATTATCAGAGGTGCTTAAATAATGTGCAGTAGTGATGAGATTAAGGAGGCACTTGATAAGCTGTCGGGGGAGGTTCAGGATGGTAAGCAACTACGCCTGACTCACCTTAAAGTTACACAAGATCAATTGGATGGACACGAGACTCTGCTGAGTGAGATGACGTTTATGCAGACTCAGGGGGATGCAAGGCAGAAGTCTTTTGAAGAGAAGACTGCTAGATCTATGGAGCAGGGGAATACATTATTCCAGACAATCAATAAACGCATAGAAGAGCAAGCTATATCCTCAGAGAAACACGCTGAAACCCTAGAGCTGCACAGTATAACCATAGTTCAGAACTTAGCAGCACAGGAACAGTTAATCATGTTGATGAAGAAGGTGGTGACCAATACCGCCCCGCTTACTGAGACCTATGAGAAGTTAGTCAACGCCAAACCAGCACTGGATATGTTGGCACCAGTGGGTAAATGGGTAGGTAAAGTGCTGGCGTTTCTAGGCATCATCGGTGGATTTTTGTATGGCATGTGGCACTTGATAGTTGACGGAGTAGCCAAATGAAACAGACCGAGATACTTGAGTGGCTGGATAAGAACCTCACCCCCACCACAATCATGGTCGTGTTGCTCTGGGTAGCCGCTTTTGTTTTGTTAGTTAGTTGTACCAAACCAGAGGCTACGGTTGAGGTCGGTCAGGTTACACCAATAGGGGAACCAGTGTGGGTAAGAGTCTCATCTTTGCAGCGGTAGTCCTGTTGTCCGGTTGCTCTATGATTGATAAAGCAGTGAACAACGTGGGTACAGCTTTACAGGGTTCTGGGGGTGCTGGTGCTGGTGCTGCAATAGGTTGCTCTATTGGTGGTCCCATAGGGTGCATAACAGGCGCTATGATGGGGGGTGCTACTGGTGCGGTCGTGGCTGATAAAACTATTGACCAGAAACCCCCGACAGCCATGGATCTGATAGAGCAACTATTGGATCTGGTGGGGTGGGGGTTGCTGTTGGTATTCTTGTTACCTTGGGTAATCGGGTTGTTTCATGAGAAACCAACACTCAAAAAGAAACCCACCGAACTAGGGAGTAGGGCGGGTTAAAGCTCCAAAGGAGGAAGGTTAGTCTATAGTGTACACTGTTCCAGCGTATACGTCCATATACTGCTGACCTAAATCCATCAATCCCCCTCCTTCACGAATACGCCATTAATCACGTTGCCCTTCCGGTCCGCGATCTTGTGGTACGCTCGCTCTAGGCACCTCTCAGCAGACGTACCACTTAGAGCTGCCAGCAGTATCACAGTAACCTGCAAATCTCCGATCTCGAGTTCCAGTTCACTTAGTGGCTTACCCTTTGCTAGACACTCTGCAACCTCTCCCAGCTCCTCTGTAACCTTGAGAAACTGATCTTTCGGTGTTGATTTATTCAATATCCCCCGCACCTTGGCCCACTTTAGTACCTTCTGCTCTAGTGTTTTTACTTCTGGCGCGTTCATTAAATCGTCTCTACACATCTTTACTTCTCCTTTTCAATTCTCTTTTGATATAAAACTCTGCTTTTTTCAAATCTTCAATCCCACCATCGTCATGCTTCAGGTCAGCTCGCCAAATGTACTTAAGCGCGTTACCTAAGTTGAAGTTCATATGCTCAGTGATCTGGATACACTCAACACCTGACGGGTGACTTGTGTAGTGGCGCGGGTGGTCTACTGCATCCCCGGCGGCAGGCTCCACAGATTCACGGGTGGGAACCTCATCAGTACTGGAAATTCGAGGCTTTTCTGCAACCCAGCACTTATGCCCGCTTTGAAAGCAAATATCAGTTTCTTTCTCACTACACGAGAAATTACAGGTGTTGCAGCTCTTCTCTTCTTCAGCTTTTGGTACCCATTTGATGTAGTCGCTACACATCCCCACAATCTCTGCACAGTCGGTACCAAGATGTTTGCAATTGTTGCAGCTCTTCTCTTCACTCATCGTCTTTCTCCCAATGGGGTGGTAATTGATTTCTCCAATGACCAGCCATATTCCTCCATCCTCCTCCGCACTGATGAAGTGTGAATACCATAAGCTCTTCGCGCCTCAGTGTGAGAAGGATAATTGACCCCATCAAGTGTAATTGGTTTACCGGCATTACTGCTACCAGCCATCACATCGTAGTACAGGCACCCGCACGATTTGGTATTGCCGGACCGTAAATGAGCGCCCTTGAATATGTCCACCTTTCCGCAATCACAAGTACACCTCCAATGTTGATCACCTACATACTCGGTCGGGGTGAGTCTCCCCCACTTCTGAGTGGTCATATCAATCAGCCTCATTCTTCATTCTCTTTATAGTTAGACGTTGCTCCGCAATGGGGGCAGGTCACTTTACCAGTGATATATGAGCTAGTCTGATGCCAGTCTCCTATTGACCACCACGCTTTGCATTTATAACAGGTGAAACGGTATATCTTTTTGATCGAGTATGAGTGTTTCATTTTTTCTTCTCCGTAATCTTTCGTTCAATGGCTCTTGCGAAGTCCACTAGATCATTTGTGTGTAAACCTTCTTCATAACCCCAGGTGTTATAAAATTTACGCACGAATAGTTTGAAAATTCCCTCAATCTCCTTATCACTCAGTCGCTCGGTTGGTGTTGCTGGATGGAGATAGAGTGGTAGATCTTGGGTAGAACCTTTCCCGTCATCTATCCAAGTATACGCATGGGGCTCCACATCTTCAGCAGAGTCGATGACTACGTTCATATCATCAATAAGCGCATCCAGTTCTGCGTCATCCTCAAAGTACCGAGCTTTGATTTTCCAGTCCTCCAGCTTCTCCACTGATACCACTGCTTGTTTAATCGTGTTGTCCATAAATCTCAATCCGTTGTTTTTGCTTGGTTCATGTTCTGCTTATGCGGCATGTATGCCGTATAAATCTAGTTAGGCTGCATCAATCCGATCTTCCGCAATTTTGAAATAATCGGGATCTAATTCAATGCCTATGAATCGGCGGTTTAGGTTCTTGCAAGCAACGCCGGTGGTTCCGCTACCCATTGTAAAATCCAGCACCGTATCACCTTCGTTGGTGTAGGTTTTGATTAGATATTCCATCAGGGCTACAGGTTTCTGTGTTGGGTGGACAGTGGAATTGGCACTCTTGAATCGTTGGATAGTTCGTGGGTAGTTTGTTAGTGTCTGTACGTTCTCTTTGCCGCTGTTACCATAACACCCCCCGTTCCCCCCGCGCCTAACCACCCTATTGCAAGCCACAACCCCTTGTGGGTTATACGTGGGGGGTTTCCTATAAAACACTAACGCATCTTCATGATTCTTCATTGGCATACGCTTAGCGTTAAGATGCCCTGTTGCCGCTGTTTTCTCCCATACCCACGAGTATTTTAGATCTTTAATGTTGGATGCCCCTAGCACACTTGTGAATGGTTGCGCACAAGTCATAACAATAGCCCCGTTAGGCTTAATCACTCGCTTTAACTGCTCCCACATAGGCTCTAGTGGGATAATAGAATCCCACTTGCATGCGGTAGTTCCATAAGGCGGATCAGCTAATATCATATCAACCGATCCACTTTCGATCTCTTTCATCCTTTCAAGGCAATCGCCCTTCATTAATCTTGTTGTCATATCTTTATCTCTCTTTAGCTTCAGCCTAACTACACTTCAAATCGGACGATGAAAGGCCGAAATAATTCATGTGGTGGGTATGAGTTGATAGTCCAATTGAGTCCATATTTCTCAGAGATTTCTGAGGCGTAGTTGTTGGCATCTATTGGACTGTCAAAGTCACCTATACACTCAACCTCTGGGCTGTCGTGGTACCGGATGTAAACGGAGTAGAAGTCTGGGTCTTTGTCATCTATCTCACAGTAGGCTCTGGTTTCATTGTCACTGAAATATTCACGAGCCCCATGCACCTCCAGGGCTTCGTAGAGTGACGGGCGCTTGATGATTGTTTCGGCGTACTTTTGGTTCATTGCTGACTCCTCAAGTATGCCGCAGCCTCTCTCTCAATATAGGAGTCGCCTTCTGTATCTCTCATTTTCATAATTAAATACCTTCAGTATTTGGTGTTTCAGGCAGTGGTTGCCAATGTGATATATCACACGATAGGTAACCTATCTCACCAACATCACTATCAGCCCATACAGATCCGTCCTCAAGCGCAATATAACCTGAGCAGATGTAATACTCATTATTAGCTAAGGGGAAGCAAAGCATTACCTTTTCATCTACAGGGACAGGCTTATCCTCAACGCTAATCCATCCACCCTGATATTCGCTATTCATAGAAACTCCTCCTCAAGTAGGTTATACCACTCATATTCTGTACCTTGTCTACCACCCCCTCTTGTCAATTTATCAATGGTCACATCATCTCCATTAAGCAGTTTTTTCAATTGCTGAAATGTAGGTTTGTTTTTGAATGCCTCTACAAAATACTCACCATCTTGGTTGTACTCGTTAATTTCTCGGGTCACTACCCAAACTTTACTCATCTTGATTCTCCAGTTGTCGTTCGATAAAGCCCCATGAAGTACTCACCGCCCTTCAAGACCATATCTGCTTGTGTAATAAGTGAAGATGCAGAACCAATACGACCTCTCACTTCATGCAGTAGGTGTGCTAAAGATGCAAATTCCTCTGGTTTAGGCATATCCCACATTGCACCGCCTAGCGTTCGTATTGCCGATTGATCCTCTTTTGACAGCTTAGTTATCCAATCACTCATCTTGACTCTCCTAGACTTAAATTAGTCCCCGTCTTTTTACACATCTCACAGCGCGGGTTCTGCTCTTCTAGCCACTACGCCTAACTTCAAAAATGTTAAAGTTTAAGTAGTAACGTGTGTTCTCTTTATTTGTACCACTCACGCAGTGGAGTTACTGATTCGTGAAGTTCGCAATGTTTGTAGCAGCGATGACCGCTACTCCCTTGCACCAAGTAATTGTAGGGTGCCTGAACCGTATCGTACGTATAATACTCAGCAATTCTGTGGTTCTCCCAATCCCTGTCCCACACTCTAACCAGCGTATTCTCCGGTACTTTAGACCAGTCGATCTCACGTTTTGGTGTAGGTGGTGGAGTGATATGTACCTCATCCCAGAAGATAGTGGGGTTGATATCTAGTGTGTTGTCTTTCCCTTTGCTGTTATATGAGTGTCCGCTAACAACAATCGGGAAATTGTTTGAGTCTATTCGCTCTACTATTCCCCAACCCTCAATAATATCCCAAACCTTGTCACCAACTTTGATTTCTTCGCCATGTAGTTTCATGTCATGCTCCTTTATTGGATCGCTCCACATAGTCTGATATAACCTCGCTGGCCAGCTCATACTTCCTCATTTCATTGTGCCAGTACACGTTGGGTCGCTGTGCGTATTTGGTTTTAGTGTGTCGCAGTTGCATACGTACGCTGTGCAGTAGTCCTGATAGGTTCGCGGGGTTCATGCTGTCCACCTCGCTGCGTGAATCATCCACATCAGCTTATCGTACGGCTCTGGTGCTGGTTCTTTTTTACAGGCCACTGAATGACCTTTGAACTTGTACATTACTGACCCATCCTCTTCTAAACGCGACAAGATGGCTCCTCTCTTACCCATCGCGTTTAATTTGGTGGTGATCTGCCCCTGAGTGTACGGCAGCTCGTCTTTGACCATGCTGAATGCCTCGGAGGCTGTGGCCCATTTACCGAAGTTATAGAGACCTTCTCTTATAACAAAGTTTATGGATTGGCTTTTGTTCATGTCAAGCATTACGCCAACTCTGCCTGTACATCGGCGATCAACCGCTCATCGGTAATGTGGAGGTACCCCGCTGCGTCTCTGATGTACCCCTGCAGGTCGAAGTACGCCATATCCTCTGGTCGTAGCATTTCGTTGTTCAAGGACATCTCTTTAAGAGTACGGTTCAGTAGCAGATCAAACTCGCTGTCTACTCTGGCTTTGATTTTTGTTGTTGTCACAGTTTCTTCTCCATATAATTCTTAATTGCTGCTCTCAGTGCCGACTGGGTTGTAGCCTTACCATCAAGCGCGTCAGCCTGTGCTTGATCCAGTGTTCCATCAACCATGATTCGATGACAGATGACAGGGGTTCCTTGTCCTTGTCTGCGAATACGTGCGTTGAACTGCTCATAGAGGTCCAGGCTCCAGTTGAGTCCGTACCATACAAGCGTGTGTCCGTTCTTCTGTAATCCGTCAATTCCATGTCCCATCGAATTATGAGAAATGAACATTTCACCCTCATCGTTACGAATCAGGAACCGATGACGAGGCCCACAGTTCACTAGGTCGTAGACTTGCGCTTTTCTCTTCTCCGACGGTTGACCGCACTCTGACTTTTCCCGTAAGTTGAGTTCTTGCAGCTCTCCACTGCTTCGTCTGCTGTCATCCCACGATTGAGTCTCATGGTCAACATCATTTTGCTGAATCCGCTCCTGCGCACCAGTTCCGCTAAATGGATTCGCTCTCCTTGGTATTCCAGCCATCTGTTGTTGCGCTTGTTGGCCTGCTGTTCCATGTTCGTAACCCATCTGCAATTGTCCTTGCAGTAATGACCATTGACGTCTATGCGTTCTATGGTCAATTCGTCCGAGTAGCCTTCTGACATATCGGCGTAGAAGTTGGTGAAGTCCTCCCATTCGGGACATAAGGCTATCCCACGTCCCGCATAATTCTTGTCCGAGCGATCCTTGGCTCGGTGTCTCAGTCCTTGCCAGATTCTCCAGATTCGGGTATTGGTCATCCGATGGAATGTCTCGTCTATACAGAGTGCACAATGAGTGCTTCCTTTTCTGTTGTGACTCATCGCATTCTGGTGGAGCATGGTCTGCCTCCCCCCACAGTTCAAGCATACTACCACTGCCTGCGTTCTCATCTTCCCACCTGTAAATCGCTTTTCTTCTAACTTCCTCAGTACTTTTAACATTCTGTGCCTCCACCCATTCATCATCAATTAGAAGTTTGTGATCTGGTGTCAGAGTTATACCAAATAGATCAATCACCTCTCTGTAACCAGAGTATGAGCAGCCATCATGGTTCACAAACTCAACACCGTCGAACACTCGCTCATGTGGTCTAACGTCTACGATCTTAACCCATCCTCGCCGTTCAATCAACACTTGAGTCCTAGGATGTACACAGGCAGCGTGTCCGATCATCAGCTGGCAGTCACCATCGCGCCACCTCTGCATCGCTGTTGTCAAACTGGTCTCACTCTTACAGTCAGTCAGGTTAATTGGTCTAATGCCCTTGAACCTCTCCATGATCCGTGAGGCATCGCTCCTGTAGGCGTAAGAGCACAGCACAGGCTGTCCCGCCGCCTCTTCTATGATGTCATCAAGGGCATCCAGTTTAAGGTCGTGCAGAGGCTCCCAGAGGGGCATACCGGCTACTGGATAGATAGCACCATTGCTGAACTGGAGTAGCTTATTGGTAAGAGCTGCTGCGTTGAACACCTCTACACTGTCACCGTTCTCCAGCTGTAGGAAAAAGTCCTTCTCCATCTGGTCATACTTCGTGCGTAACTTAGGAGGGAAGTCCAGCTTGATGTCGTTCATCATCAGATCAGGTAGAGGGTTATAGTCCTCTGCACTCATCTCCAGTGTAATGTCACCGATCAACTGAGTAATGCGACCCTCTGTGTCATCATAAGGAACCTCTTTATACGGTCCTACTTTCCGGTAGAACTTGGTTTTAAACGCTGTCTTGTAGCGACCCAATCTCTGACCACCGTCAAGTACCAGGAACTGACCATGCAGATCCTTGTAGCCGTTACTCGCTGGTGTACCCGTGAGTCCGGTGGTCCAGTGGAAGTGGTTATGGATCTTCATGAACGACTTGACTCTGCGAGTGGTACTGTTCTTCATCTTCGACAGTTCATCGAACACCACACCATTGAACGGTAATGGTTTCCCTTTGGAGATATAGTAGGTGTTCAGCATCTCAGCCAACCACCCCATATTCTCATAGTTGATCATGTGTACATCAGCATCTCTCAACAATGCACGGGTGCGCTGATCCTTGGTGCCGACCATCGTGGAGAATGATAGGTGTTTCGTATGCTCCCACTTGACAGACTCCTGTCTCCAGACGAGACGTACCACACGTACAGGGGCGATGATAAGTACACCTCTAAGGAACCCGCTGTTGAGCAGGTTCACCATGCTTGTGAGCGTAACCACTGACTTACCTAAACCCATGTCCATGAATATGGCACTGTTTGGTTTGTCGCACTGCCAGGTCACGGCCTTCTGCTGGTAGGGATGGAGTAGATCTTGGGTTAGCATGAACCACCCCACTGATCAGCCATTGCATCAGCGATACCTTGGTATGTAGTGGAGCGGATCTTCCATCGGTCCTCTGAAGGAGGCATTTTATGTATACGATCATCTCTTCCTTCCACCACGTTAGTGGGTGTCAGATCAGGTAAACCTCTCTTCCACAAACCCGTCTTCTTTGTTTCACCGTGACCGAACTGCCAAGGCTGAATGTACTGAGGTTTAGGTAGTTCTGACACCATCGTATTGAGAACACCGACTGGGTTCTCAATGACAAGTTTATCTACCGGTATCTCCCACACCTTCTTCACGAATTCTGCTCCATCTAACCGATCTTGTGTGTTCGCGTAGTGACGATTGCCTGAAACACATACAGTGGTGCAGGGAGGGTGAGCGATAACCAAATCAAATAGAGAAAAGTCAATATCGAACATATCACCTTGATGATGAAACCCGTCTGGTGCATCAGAAGGTAGCAAATCACAACTCATAGCAAAGTGACCTTTCTTGGTGAAAGCATCCCTCACCACTCCGCTGTATTCGCAAGCGACTAAAACTTTCACAACGCCACCATGTCATCAATGATCTGCTTACCTGTCTCCACATTGTCCACAATGAACACGGAAACATACTGCTCCTGTAGTCGCTTGATCTCACGCTCCTGTCCTGGTGTTGGCTTCTTACCGAGCTGCTTGAACTCAATGAAGAACACTGTACCCAGTGGGGTTATGAACATACCATCGGGTACTGATCGTCTAGCAGGTGAGGTGAACTTGTAGGCCAGGCACTCTTTGCTCTTCGCGTAGTCCTTGACCTTCTTTTCTATTGTCTTTTCCAACATTATGCTAACCCCAGTATTCTTTTCTCTATTTCCTGCACGTAATAGTTGTAATCTATTGGCAAGTCCTGATCTTCTAAATTGTTGCACACCTGTACTCCCCATCCTGACTCGATACCGATCCTTCTCCAGTCCGTCTTACCTTCACTCAACATCTTCGGTGTCGGAGGCATGAGTTTTATCAATTTATTCCCGCCTTCCGCAATGTAATATCTTGTAACATTCTGGATCTGGTAGTCAGTACCATCTTCACTCACCTGTACCAGCTTACTGCTGCGTGGTACTTTGGTTCTCAGCATGAAGTCCATCTTGTTACCATGTGACTCAAGTGTTTCCCGAATCGACACACCATGCAACAATACCTGCTCGGCAACCATTGGGATGACCAGCGCAGAGGCGTTCTGGTGCCACCCTAGATCATACTCATAAGTACCCTTACGCTTGACCCCACCACCTTCGTATTCAGCGATGTAATTATTCACATCACGAATGAACATGCGAGAGTACACCGCGCTCTCCAGCTCTAACCTTGTCATATCCTCCCACCACTTACATACTGAATGAACATGGTCCTTGTAACCCCTTGGATAGCGGATAGTGAGACCGTCTGTATTGATCTGGATCAAACGCAGATCAGGAACCTTCATTAACTCTTCTGCCAGTTTGCACAGCAGTAGCTGACCATTGAGGGTGATACTCATAGTGAACTGAGGATCGTAGAACACGCTGAACTTACTGTTGCTGTCACCGTACACTCCATTGAGTGCCAGCTTCAGCATGGCGTTCTCGGCAGTGCCTTTCTTGTGACCCTTACGTTGTTCGTACAGGTGCTTATAAATTGAGCAGAAGGTGTCTCCCAGGTGCTCAGGGTGGAAGTTGTTAGCGATTGCCAGGTTAGGGTAGTAACTCGCAACATCCCAATCCTCTAGCGTGTACTCATCATCGGACTCCACCACCTCGGAGTCAATTGATCCATGAATGCCACCGAGACCGAATACAAAATGGAACCCTTTAATGGTAGCAATCAGACCTTTGAACACACCCTTGGTCTCAACAATCTCCTGACTCTTCAACCAGTTTAGTACACGGGTGAACTCAGATTGCTCGAACTGGATCGAGGGTAATATGCACTCGTTCAGCTTGATCACAGGTCGTGGAGTCTGTACTGGTCTACGTCCACCTTGACCGAACGAGTACAGTTGAACACCTGCCTCCTCCAGCTTCATCTGGAAGTAATCCTTACCGATCTTCGTATCGTTGTGGTTCATGAAGTCACGCTGGTACTTATGAGTCAGCTCCTCACGGAATGAGATCATAGGCAAGGACTCATGGTAGAACTGTTTGGTAGCCTTCACATCATGCTTGTTGTACTTCTTCAGTACCTCTATCTGCTGCTGGTTCAACTCAGTACCTACAGGGAACGGTAGATCCTCGATGTTGTCCATTCTCATGTTGAACTCCAGAATCTTCAAACTGGTGGATCGTGCCATGTTGTCGAAGTGGTGAACCTTGAACAGATCCAGCTGCTCCACGAACCGATCAGAGGGTTTGACCCAATGAGCGAACCGATCCTCGTTCTGCGAACCAATGATAGCCATTGCTTTCTGGTACAGGGCTTGAGGTGTAGCGTTACCCATCTGGACCAGTGAATGTATCACAGGGTAGTCGAACCCGACATTGTTGAACCCGACCATACGCCCGTTCTGGGCCTTGATTCCATGTAGGAACTCAATGATCCCTCTGGAATCGTTCTTCCAGGGTGAGATCTCAAACATCCATTGGAACGGTGCATCAGCACTCTCTACCGCCAACGTGAAGCAGTTGGGGTATGTCTCGATGTCGTAGATGTAATCGTTGTTCACAGCCATTCTCCATTAGAATTAGATGTCCCTTTTCGTTTCGGTAGGGACAACACCGACCTGTCGGGTAACTTACTGCATGAACGGTGGTAGTTCAGGTGTTACAGGAGCCGCTGCTACAGGTGCTGCTGCTACAGGTGCTACAGGTGCTGCTGCTACAGGTGCTACAGGTGCTACAGGTACAGGAGCCGCTGCTACAGGAGGTGTTGCTGCACCTACTGCTCCAAACATACCACTAGCATCGGGAGCACCCTCGCCAAACGCTTCACCGTCACCGGCGAACTGAACAGCGATCAGATCACAACGGATACCTCGGCCGTACTCGTTATCTTGAATCCAGGGTTTGATCGCGACATTCACATAACAACCACCATACATGGTACGGGCAACATTAACGGCCTCCATTGTATTGGTAGAAGCCACTTCAACACCGTCAGTTTTGATCATCTGAGGACGGTTCTTGTTATTCGCCATGATCCATAAATGTCCCGCATATCCGTCTAGTACTTGGAAGGTATCGGTGTTGATCTTCTCCTCTCCCGTACCGTAGTTACGTAGTTTACGGTCAGCTTGAATCATGGTCATAACTTGCTGTGCGTGTTCCTTCCATTCAGTAAGAGCCAGTTCACCATAACGCGCCATGAACTGCTGATAACCAGGGTGATCAGCAGGCATGATAAAGTCTGCGGCGAACTTTGGTATAGCGTTAGGGTTCTTCTTGGACACCTGCGGTTCAGTCAGGTGAGGGAAAGACAGTCGTACATTTTGAAGATAAATTACATCACTCATTTTCTTAGTTCCTTATTACTTAGTTACTTAGTTACTTAATTACTTCATCCAGTCAGGAAGATCCTGAACTGGTACTACCGGTGCAAACATATCTGCTGCACCCACCACTACAGCTTCGCGATGATCTGATTCAAGTGC